CTCCGAAACCTCGGAGAACGCCACGCCGTCAAACGTGACAGAGATGCCAGTGCTATGAGCCGCCACGGGTAAGCCTCCGTGCGACTACGGCACCTGGAAGGAAGCGGAACCACGCACGGCGTCGTTGACCGTCAGCGTGACGCTGGAAGACTTGCACGTGGCGGTCACGCTCAGCGTGATCCCGCCAGTGATGGCGAGCGTTCCAGTGGCACCCTGGGCAACCGGCGTGCCGGACGCAGCCAGGTACTCGACAGAGACTTCCTTGCCGGTGTCACCAGCAGAGCCCTTGAGCGGGCGGCTCATCGTCAGCACGGTCGCCCCGGTGGTCTGGCCCAGGTGTGACACGTCGATCTGATCGGTGGCAGCGTTGTCCGTGATCGAGTAGGTGATGCTCGTGACGGTGTAGACAGTGCCTGCAAACGTGAAGGTCGTGCCGCTCGAATCATGGGGCGTGTATGGCATGCTTTATCCCTCGCTCCACCAGCAGTCGTACCGCTGCGTCACCTGATAGACCGGCGGGAGATCCGCTCCAGCCAGCTGCACAAAGTCGTCGGATTCGTCCTCCAGCGACGTTTGCTTCACTTCTGTATTGTTCGACGTTCCACCGTATCCATCCAGAACGAGCCGCATGGCGTCTGCGACCTGGCGGGCCTCTTCGTACGTCGTGCCGTAGATGCTGTATTCCACGCTGACTCGCGGCATGCCCATCGGCCGCCCGAGCGTCTGCTCACGCTGGATGCCAGAACGTCGCCACGTGACGAACGGCAGCGACGCCGACGCCGGGGCCAGCACCGGGTAGATGCGTGAACTCACCAGCGACGTGACGGCCGTGGTGCCGACCAGGGCTGCACGGAGGACGGCTTCTGGGGATTTGAGGCTCATTTGCCGCCAGCCCTTCCTTTAAATGGATTGGCCATTTCCTTGATGGCGTTATTCAGGGCGGCAGTCATCTCCTTTGTGAGATTCGCCGAGACCTGCGACCGCGTACGCTCGAACGCAGTCTTCACCGGCGGAACTCCTGCCCTTCCGCCGAGCGGGAACTTTCCGAGATCTACGGCAGTTCCCTTCTTGGCTACCTTTACGAAGCCTTTTGGCGGCTTCGGCTTGGTAGTCACCGCACCAGATCGCCGTGCGACAACAACTTTCACTGCACCGCTTCTCTTGAAACTGCTGGCGATGTTTCCTTTAGTGCGACGCTCTTTGGTGCCGAACTCGACAAACCCTTGGTGGTAGCCTTTTTCGTTTGACTTAGCGTCCTTCTTGCCGCGTGGCGGTGCGGTATACCCGACAAGTGCCACGCCAGACCCAGTCTTTGTGTACCGCTTGGTCTTTTTACGAATTGCCCGTTTGAGGTTTCCTGTCGGGCCTCGCGGCGTCAGTGTCTTGAGCATCTGAAAGCCGGGCTCCAAGGCACGGCCCAAGGCAGCCGCCATGTACTTAGCCGAGATATTCTTCGGCAAAGACCTGAACGCAGCCTTCAGTTCCTCCAGCTCGGGAAACTCCACGCTGACTTCGATGCCGCCTGCCATCACGCCACCTCTTCGCAGATGGCGACGTGTTCGCTGCGGTTGCCGTACTCGAGCAGGCTGACAATGTTGAGCGTCCGCGTACGCCAGGCGAAGCGATCGCGCTGCGTCAGGCCAGGCAGATAACGCATCCGCACCCGGTGCGTGATCGTGGTGTCTTGCTGGCCAGCCGCCAGAGCCTCACGAGCCGAGACGCCTTCCACGCTCGCCCACACGGCTGACGAGTTGCTCCACGACAGGACCGTCTCGCCGAGAGTGTTTGTGGCACCGCTGGCGACCTGCACCGTAACACGCTCGCGGAGCTTGCCTGGGTCGATCACCGATAGGCCCCCCACCGCTGCGAGTCCAGCAGGGACTGCACGCCGTACGGCACCTCCTGCGGCACGGCACCGGTCGCAATCACAGCCTGGCGGCTTTCGTACCAGTGGCCCACCAGCATCAGGATCGCGTGCCGGATCGCCGCCGGCACACTCGTGCCGCTCGCCCCGTACCCGCCCCACCACGTCACGCTGATGGCGTTGTCATCCCGCAGATGCGGCGGCCACGTCTGGCCGTAGAGCGTCTTCACGGTGCCAGGCGTGCCGGCCCGGTCCACGCGGTAGCTCGCCGTCGAGTAGGTGGACGTAGTGCCGTTCTCGAACGTGAACGTCAGAGCCACCGCCGTGGTCGTGCCAGCGGCAGCCATTGGCGGGCGTGGTAGTTCGATGTCGTGCGTCCCGTCTGGCGGGAACGTGTCGAACCGCATCACCCACTGCGTATGCACTAGCGTGCGGTCGAGATACTCTTCGCACCACTCACGGGCCGCAGCAATCAGCGTGCCGATGTAGGTGTCATCGTCGCTGGTATCGACCCGCAGGTGGGCCTTGGCCTCGGCGAGCGTGACGGGCTCAACCGCTGGCGGCGTCGCTCTGGTCAGACTTCGGTACTGCACGGCGTCCTCGTCTCCTGGGCGTGGCGTCTGCCGTCTCGGCGTCGTGCTCGATGGCGGCCGTCTCGATCAGATCCTGCTGCCGGTCTTCGATGGCCACGCCCTGGGCCACCAGCTGCGTCGCCAGCCCGCCCGTCATCTCTACCGACTGCCCCTTGCGGTAGGCACGCCACGCACGGGTGAATGTGATTTTCCTCATTGTTGGACACTCCATGCAGACTCAGGGCGTTTCAGGGTGTTCGTGAACTCGGTTGCCCATTGGAAAACAGGGCTGCTGAGATTCTTGCCGGGCCACGTGACCACGTACTCGCCGTGGCCTAGCACGACGCGGGGCGAGACGTAGACCTTGTTGCCGCTCTCTCGCCAGTTCTTCCAGAACCAGATGTCATCATCGACGCGGCCTTCATGCCACGAGCCGTCCGGGCCGGGCTTCGACCAAAACCATGGCTTCTTGCACCGCTTGAGTGCGGCCGTGCTGATGACTGTGAGTCCGAAGTGGGCAGAGTCCACTTCCTGTACCGGCTCGGCAAACCACGCCTTATCCACCTTGGTGCTGCCGTCCGGCGGCGGGTTGTCCAGCATGCCCTTTAGCGTGAGCATCGGGCGGCCGTCTTCCCGCTTGGTCTGCAAGCCCGTGATGGCATCGCATTGAAAGGTCATCGCCAGGGCGAAGAGGTGCTCGATGTCTTCCTTGCGAAAAAAACTGTCGTAATCGACAAGTAGCAAATATTCGGCCGAGTCGATGAATTGCTCCATCACTCGCGTGTTGACTTGGCTCCATTTGTTCTAGGGTTGAGCCCCCCAGCGTTTAGCCAGGGGGCTCAACCCCAGAATGCGCCGGTCCCCATAGTCGGGCGAATGCCGAGTGGCATGAGTGCCTGAGCCCATGCGAAATGGTTCGCCGTGAAGCTCAATCGTGGCATCGACAGAATCGCTTCGACACGGATGTCAACTTCCGTGCCGCCAACGCGAACCAACATAGGCACCTCGCAAAAGAGAGCGGGCGGCTCCCGGTTGGAAGCCGCCCGCCCAGTTTGCACATCACGTCAAGCCGTCAGGCTCACGCACCCTTGAGGGCGATGACCGGGCCAGCGACCGTGTCGCTGCCGAGCGTGTGCCACGAGATCGCCACGCGGGCGGTCGCACGCAGCACGGTCTGGTCGCTCAGGAAGGCCACCTCGGAGCTCGACGCGAGGTCGATGCCCTGGCGGGTGCCGAAGATTGCCGCGTTCGCCAAGTTGGCAAACAGGGCCATCACGTTGCCCGTCTGGTCGCCCGAGCTCGGCATCTCGTCCGTGAGCACCACAGGGTAGCCCATGAACGTGAGTCCAAGGCCCTGCGACAGGCCGACCGAACCGCCCTGGGCGGCGTCGAGGGCCTGCATGCAGTCCGCGAAGAAATACGGCGAGCAGTACCACTTCGCACCAGCGCGGCTGTGGGACGGCATCAGAGCCATCATCCGCAGCAGGTTGGCCTTGGTCACCTCATCCGGCGTGTCGCCGGCAGCCGTCACCAGGCTCGCGGCGTAGGTCGCCGAGGTGCCCGCGAGGATGCCGTTGCTGGTCAGGATGCCAGCCACGCTCGGAGCCGAACCCGAGTTGCCGTTGAACGCGATGTTCTCGATCGCGTTGGTGAGGCACAGGGCGAGCTCTGCCGCAATCCAGTCGGCGTAGGCCGCCGGGTTGACCGCGTCCGAGAGCAGCTCGTTGGCGATCTTGGTGGCAGCCGTGCACTTCTTCGCCGTCAGCGTCACCTGGGTCGAGGTGGGGTCGCTGTCGGTGATCGCCACGTTCTCGTTCTGCCAGTTGACGGTCGCACCGGCCGTCCGCTTCGGGACGAGCACCACGTCGCTCGGCATCTGAATGTTCAGAGCGTTGGACGCGAAGGCCGAGTTCTCGGTGACGAGACGCAGCACGGTGTCGGACAGGAGGATGTCCGGCACGAACGCCGCACCCGTGGTCGAGCCCGTCGAGCCCTGGGCACGCACCTCGATGCCGGCGTCTTCGCACCACCGCTTGGCGTCGGCGTCGCGGAGAAGCGTGGCCTTCAGCTGCATGCCGCTCTTGAAGGCGTCCTCGTGCGAGCGGAAAGCCTTGAGCTTGCCACGGAACGGAACCGCCTCGATGCGAGCCTTCGGCTCGTCGGCACGCACCTCGGGGGCCGGCGAGCAGCGATCCACCACGCTGCGGAGATTCTTCGCCGAGTCGGCAACCGACTTCTCGAAGTCGATCTTCCGGGCGAGCTTGGCGGCGTCGGCCGTCAGCGTCTCGAGCTCGAGGTCACGCTCGGCAATCTTGTCGGCGTCGCCCTCGATGGCACGCACGGCGTCGATCCGGTTGGCGAGGGTAACGGCCTCGTCCTGCAGCTTCTTGAGGTTGTCCACTGTGTGATATCTCCGCCGGCGGTATTGCCGATGGAGTTCACAGTGCCACTAGCGGGCATCCCTCTTGCAGAAGCGCACTTCAGAAACTGTTGTTTTCACAAACACCACGCCACGAGCACCGCATCGCGGGCAGCGTAGATACCGCTGCCGCTCGTCACCGCACGGGCGCGAAGAACGGCACCGCAACTTCTCGCCGCACGTGCAGCGGGCGTCAGCCATTTCGCAGCCTCAGAGAAGCAGCCCAGGCGGCGGCGACGCCCCGCAGGGCCGAACGCGAACGATCCGCCTGGGCCGCAGGCTCGGGCGTGGGCTCGGCGACTGGCTGGGAATTAACCCACGCGTCGTAAGAC